ATGACCGCATCCCTGATGGATTTCGATCTGCCGGAGGGCTGGAGTTGCTCGGTGGAACTCGAGCTCACGACCGAGGGTGTCTATGCCGGACGGGCCGAACTTCGGCACGAATTCACGCAGTGCTGCGTACTGGTGGTGACCCAGCAGCCGACTTGTGAAGCCGCACTCGAATGTATGAAGTTTCGCGCCGCTCGTTTCGTGGAGGAGTGGAACTCCAGGCTGGCACAGCCCATGTAGCCGGTGTGCCCCAAAAGGAAATGCCCCGTCACCTTTTGAGTGGCGGGGCATCCAGAGGCCTTGCGGCTTATTTTGGCTCCTCGACCTGGGCTCGAACCAGGGACCTACGGATTAACAGTCGGAAGGCGGTTCGGGCCGTTACGCCGCATGGATGCTGTGATTTCGCATCTCGACTGCCAAACAATTCCATCGGACTGATCCCCTATAAGTGCCTATAAATTGAGCAAAAGTGGGGGCAAAAACACTGGATATTTGGCAGCGCCCTCCGTCGCCCGACGGGGCTGCTCCATGCTGAGTACGCTCTTGAGCGCGCGCGAGCCCACTTTGGAGGGCCGGGCCGCTGGAGTGCGACATCTGTTAAGGGGTGTCTGTTTGCGTGCGGCATGTCTCGCCACAACGGATGTCACCGGCGCTGTGGCCTCCCTCCAACCGCTTCAGAGCAGGAAAGCTCCAAGCGACATAGTCGATGGGACGCCCATGAAGCTAAGATGCCTCAAGAACTTTTAGAGGGCTCGTGATGGAGTGGACAACCGCAGCAAGTTTGGTGATTCGCCTCGGCAAGCAGGGATACGATAAACGGCATTCGATCCAAAAATATTGGACACGTACGAAGGCTTATTTGGACGTTGGACGAACTCAGGTGGTGGTCACTGGGCACGCAAATGGGGGGAAGTCCATTCTGGTCGCTCAAATGCATGGAAGAGCGAGGGATTGGATAGCGGAAGAATTACCTCGCGAATCTCGAATGGTTGAGGTCGATGCAATTTCACTGGGCGAGTGGGCAAAATTGGTCCGCGTTCTACCCGGCCAGACTGGATACAGGACGCATGGAGAGATTGAGGCTTTCGAAGGAAATGAAGAGCTCGAAGGGGTTATTCATGTTGTCAATTTCGGATATGTTCATCCCCGAAATCCTGTTGTGGCTGAAGCTTTGATAAAAAATGATGGGTTAGATACGGTGGAAAAATTGAGGGCCGCCAACCTTGATAGTGAAATTCAAACCTTAACAGCTCTATTGACCGATGTCCGCAAAGCGCATGTCCGACACAGGCGGCCAAAATGGTTGGTGATTGCAGTGAATAAAGTTGATTTGTTTGCCGATCGCCGGGATGAGGCTCTACGCTTCTATCATCCGAGCGGGCAGGGCGCATTTAGTAAAGTGCTAAGGGAATTTCAAAACGAGGTAGGGCAAAACAATTTTCCTATCTACGTGCTTCAGGCCTGCGCGTTTGAAACAGCCTTTAACTGGAACGGTGCGACAATTGATTCCGGACTAAAGAAGCAAGAGCAAGTGGAAATCTTGCGGGAATTCGTCGAGACTGTAGCAGTCGTTTCGGAGATGCATAAGTGAGCGCCGGCGGTCTCGCTCCATCTCCCGAAAGCGAGCTTGATGAACTTATTGCACTCGCTGAGCAAACGACGGCTAGTAAAGATGCACTCGAAACAGAACTTGAAAAAGGGCGGTCGCAACTCTGGCTACTATTTTCCGTGACGACGGTCGGCTCAGTAATCTCAATGATGGCAGCTATCTCGGCGCTCCTCGGCGGCTTTCAACTCGCTCAATACACAATTCCGTCGCAGATCATCTTGATTGTGATGGCTCTATTGTTTAGTGTGGGCGGAGGATACATGATTACGCGAAGAATTTCATTTCTCCAGCACATCAAGCGAGATCTCCAACTTGAGCGAGAAATTTGTTTAAGCCTGCTGTCAATGATTGACGACCAAATTCAAAGAGTGCTTCGTCGCCAAACTCTTTCGCCAGTTGCGCTCGCCACCATCCAAATCAGGATTAAGCGACTTGATAGATTCCGAGATAAATGAGTGCAAGTCTGACAATCGTTTGCAGGCAGGACTAATTTAAGCGATTTCTATAAGATTTGGCTGCGCGGTTTCGCGCCACCGCTGCTTGATGTAGACCTCGGTCGTCGCCTTGTTCTTGTGGCCGCAGAGCATCTGGATCTGCTCAATCGGCACGCCGGCGAGCCACATGTCAGTGGCGCCTTTGCCCTTGAGGTCGCGGAACCCGAAGGAAGGCATGGGCGCGATGCCGCGGGCCTTGCGCCGGATGTTGGCCACGTCGATGGACTTCTTCAGGTTGGAGCAGATTCCGTCATAGGTGTAGGCGTCGCCGTCCAGCCGGTGCACCAGCGGCTGCTTCAGCCGTACGACGTTGGTCTGCGTGCCAAGGGCTTTATCGAGCAGCATGGTCACGCTGGCTGGCAGCGCGATCTTCAGCTCGAGCTTCGTCTTGTTCTGGATGTGGTGCAGCTTGCGCACCCCGTTCTCGACGATCAGGTTGGCCGAAGTCCATAGCACGATATCGCTCTCCGGGCGCTGCAGGGTCCGATAGGTCAACTCCATCATCAGGCGCTCGCTGGCCGCGGCCACCGCGTAGACCTCGCGGAACTCGTCGTGGGTGACATAGCGGGCCCGGCGCACCTCCTTGTTGCGCTGCACGCCGCTAGCACGCAGGCAGGGGTTGTATTCCAAGCCGGGCACCTTGCCCGTACGCAGCAGCCAGCCGAAGCACGCGGACAGGCAAGCGCGCTCGCGGTTGGCTGGGGTCGGTCGGCCAAGCTCCTGCATGGTGGTGAGGAAGTCCTGCACCATCGCCGGCGTGATGTCTCGTGGCGTGCGCGGCGGCCCGAAGAAGACGCGCAGGGCGCCGCGCTTGCGTTTTTCGGTGGGCGCTTCGATGGCGTCACGGTAATCGTCGCGAGTGCGCGCCGCCATGGTCTTCTTCAGCACCCGTTGGTCGCAGTGCAGTAGGAACTGGTCGAGCCAGTAGACCATCGTGCCGTAGAGGCTCTGAGGATCGTTGTGGATCCGGGCCTTGCGGTTCGCTTCTTCCTTGTCGGTGCCGAGGCGCTCCCACTTCCCTTCGCGGTGGACGTAGTAATACGCCCCGTGGTTGAGGTAAACGCGGGGCTCCAGCCCCGTGTCGGTTTTGCGGCGGCGACCCATGGTGGGGGGCATATTAGGCGGTCTTCCTGCCGAAAAGGGCGACCACGGCGGCGCGGTCGCCCGTGGCTGTGCACAGTTGGTCCTGAGCTGCTGGCACCGAACCGAGAGCGGCACGGCCGCTCAGCACCGCCTCGGCATGCGATCGCACCACAAGCGGCCGGCCGTTCGGCTTGCGGTTCACGACCAGGCCCAAGCTTGCCAGTCGCTTGCACTTCGCGGCATGAGAGTTGGTGGCCAGGCCTTCGCAAATGCCGTCGATCTCTTCGTCCCTCAGGAACATTCCAGAAGCAGGGCTCCCTTCCTGCCCATGCAACCTGGCGAAGCACTTCACGCGGCACCTCCCGCCACGCTGATCGCCACAGCATCGCTACCTTCCACAGCCGCAACCAGGCGCGCCACCGGCGGCAGGCACAACACGTTGTCTCGCAGCGCCTCGAGGCTCCCGTCGTTCTGCAGATCGAAGTCGGCGGAAACCTTGTGCCGCTCACTGCTGTGCTGCGCTGTGTCGCCGTTCAAAACGACCGCATGCGGACTGTGGACCCGAACCACGCTGACCTGCACTCCAAGCCCGCGCAGTGCTGCCTCTTCCACCGGGTCACGCAGATCCGTGATCGCGATGCGGCGAAAGCCCAGCGACGCTTGCCGGCCGATCCACCGCGTCACGATGCCGGCGTAGTGGGCAGGCCGGAACCGGCGTTGGAAGTCCGCCCATTGCTGCATCGCCCAGCGTGGGCTGCGCGGCTCGTGCAGGCTCTCGCCGCCTTCGAAGCACCAGCTGATGAAAGCCGGCTCGCCGCACATGCCCACGGCAAGCGCCGGGATCAACAATTCCTTCGTTGGTCGGTGGCTGAGCATGCGCTCGTCAATGCGCCACGCTGCGGCAATCTCGCGTCTCAAGGCGTCACCGAACGCGATGGACAGAAACGCCCGATGGTTGACCAGCACCGCGGCGGCGCTATCCTTGCCCGCGCCGGCCTTGCCGGTGAATGCGATCACGGTGACGCGTTGCTGCGGGGCCTTGCGGCTCTGGCGCAGCGGTTCGAAGTTGACACGGTTCATTGCCGTCTTTCCCTGTGGTTGAAAAATCAGTCGTCGTCGCGCTCGCCCGATGCGGCGCGCTTGCGGTCGAAGAGAGGCAGGCCGCCGAGCAGCAGCTGCATAGGGCGGCAGGCCGGCTGGCGCTGCACGCGCGCCGGTGCCAGGCCGGCCGCGGTGGGATGCCTGGCGGCGATGCGAACGAGTCGGCTGCGCACCCGGTCCTGCATCACCGTCTCGAAGTCCTCGGCCCACCGAAACCGTGCCGCCATGCGTGCGCAGGCATCGCGCAGCAGCTGGTCGGTGGGCTCGATTGCGTGGGCCATGGCGGCTTCCCTGAGGTCAGTGCCAGGCCGGCATATCGAGGTGCCGCGCGTTCGGGCCGCAGCTACCCTGCGCCGCTCGTGCGGCGTCGAGCGCTTCCGGCTGCCCAGACAGACGCACCGCGGGGCTGTCGCACAGCAGGCGGCCGGCGCGGGCTGTGGAGTGCGAGCACAGCTCGCATGCGCGAAACAGCGTCCCCGGAGGCTTCGACACTGGCTTGCTGTGCCCCGCGCAAGGTGGCGAGACATGCACGAAGTGCACGGCCACCGCGTCAGGGCCTTCTGCGGGGTCATGGAACCTCACTTGGCGCCTCGCGCAGGCATGGGCACCACGTTGTCGAGTTCGAGGCTCTGCTGCCGCTCCTCGGCCTTGCGCTGCGCCTCCCGGGCCAGTGCGCGGCGTGCTGCCTTGAACGTCTCGCGAATATCCGTATGCGCGGAGTCCCGGTACTTGAAGCCAGGCGTGTAGACGCTGCGCGTCGGCATCGTTTTGCGGGGAATGCTCATGCCGACCTCCGCACGCTCAGCAGCCGCACGTCGCCGAAGCGATTGAAAGCGAAGTCCTCGGCCGCAGCGCACGACGTGGCCAGCTGGACATAGCCATAGAAGACGCCGGCGGCGTCGATGACCTTCACGAGATAGGCATGCATGGTCAGGTTTCGCTTGCAGCGGTGGTGGTTGAAGTGGGGAAGGGCGCGGGCTCGACGCGGTCGACCAGCCGGCCCAACGCCGTCTCGGCCAGCAGGCGAGCGGCCTCCGCATCGCGTGCGCGTAGCTGGACGAACAGGGCGATGGGCGCCTGGCCGGGAACGGCATGGCGGTAGTGGCAGCGGAATGGCTGCGAGCGGGTGATGTGCATGGGGTTGGAGGTCATGGTTTTCAGGAGCCGCGGCCTGGGCGTTCGAACACCCAGCAATGCACCGTCTTCGGCACCTCGAGGCCGGCTTCGGCGCGAACGCGGATGGCGCTGTTCACCGACTTGATGTCGATGAAGCGGCGGGTTTTGCTGGTGCGCAGCACCTTCTTGAGGTCGGCAAGCAGCGGGATCTGCTGGCGGTGCGTGTTCGCTTTCTCGACGAACTCGTTCAGGTTCACGGCGATCTGGTCGCCATCGCGGCTGTGGTTGAGCAGCGGCCGGTCGATGTGCCCGTGCTTCACCGACTCCACGCCCAGGCTGTCGAGGTAGTCGAAGGCCTCCCAGAATTCGTGCACCAGCGGGTGGTCGGCGTTGATCGACTGCTGCCGTTCCCGTGCCATCGCGACGATCTGTGCCTGCACCTGGGCGAACTGCGCATCGTCCAGCGCCACCACACTCCGCATTGCCGTCGCCATGGCGAGCAGCTGAGCGTGGTTCTTGGCGATGCGCGGCTTGTGGATCCCGTCCTGCTCGAGCAGAAAGCGGATGTTCTGGTCGTGGTCCGCCACTACTGTTGCCATCACCTCGGCCTCGCGCTTGAGCGCGGCCAGGATGAATCCGCTCACCTGCTCGATCTCGACCTTCTCCAGCGCCTTGGCGCTCTCGTAGCTCGCCGAGGTGAACCCCCGGGTGTCGAAGGTCATGTGGCAGATCCGCTCCATGATGGCCTGCGAGGCCTGCACCTGGTTGTTCTGGCTGATGACGATCGATGCGCGAAACGGCGGGTCGTAGGTCTCGTTGCCGCCGGTCTTCACGCCCGTGGTGCGGATGCTGTTGCCGTTGTAGGCGTCCTTCAGCTCGTCCCAGTCGAAGCTCTTCACATGCGACTGGCTGCCGCTCTTCGTCTCCCGGTCGGACTCGATCAGCACGATGGGCAAGTTGCTCACCTGCGTGAAGGTGCGCAGCCGGCCCGCCGAGGTGGACTTCGACGGGTCGAAGCCCTCGTAGTCGCGGCCGAACAGCTTCCACAGAAACTGGATCAGCGTTGTCTTGCCCGAGCCCGGCTCGCCCACGATCTCCAGGAACGGAAAACTCTGCTGCTCGCCACGCACCTGCTCGGCAAACAGGCTGCCAAACCAGTAGGCGAGGGCGATGTAGCCCTTGGCGCCGAAGGCCGACCACAGGTGCTTCTGCCAGGAATGGTCGTAGCCCTGGCGGTCGGTGTTGACGTGCAGGTGAATCGACTTCTGCAGCGTCTTGATCGACAGCTTGTCGAAGTCGAAGTAGTCCTCTTTGTTGGCCTCGTGAACGGCGCCATCGCGCACGGCCACCTTGCCGAAGATGTAGGTCTTGTGCGAGGCGCTGTAGCCGATGAAATCGACCGTCTGAACGATCTTGATGTTGTCCAGCTGCCGCTGCATCATGATTTCCAGCTGCAGGCTGGTGCCGCTGTAGATGGCGCCAGCGGCCATGTGCAGCAGCTGCTTCTTGAACTCGCTCCCGGTGGTCAGTTGGCCGGCGGTGAAGGTGCCCTTGATCTCCGGCCCGTCATGGGGGAACGTGACGCGGAAGTAATACCAGGCCTCGCCCGTGATCTCGTGGCGCTGGTAGTACAGCGCCTGCGGCCGGCAGTTTGCGATCGGCTGCAACACGCCCGATTCCTTGAGCGCCTGCGTGCGCAGATCATCGTCGTTCAGCGGCTCCGTGTGGCCCTGCGCAATCGACTCCTTGATCCGGTCCTCGGCCTTGCCGTACCGGTCCAGATCCAGCTTGAACCAATACAGCCGGTTGCTGTGGTCGAAGTCGAAGCTCGCCTTGCTCGTGCGGTTGTAGATCAGCAGCGCCTTGTCTTGCGGCGTGGCGGCCAGCAGCAGGGCGCCGTGATAGCGGTAGTCCTCAAGGTGGCTCTCCTCGAGCCGGCCACGCTGGTGCAGATCGTTCCAGTCGATCTTGCGTTTGTCCGTCTGCGGTATCTGCGCCGCGCTGCAGATCCACCCAGCGTCGCGGGCGCGCTTCACGTACTTGAGCGTGAAGTCCCGTCCGGCCTTGTCGCCGTCGAAGGCCCACACCAGGCGCGGCATGTCGACAGCGCCGTTCTGCCCGTCGACCGTTGCCTTCAGATCGGCCAGCGCCTTCTCGGGGTAGTTGTTGCAGCTCAGAAGCGCCACCGCCGCAATGCCGTGGTGCGCCAGGGCGATCGCGTCGAAGATCCCTTCGACTAGCCACAACTCCGCTGGCGGTGGCAGGGCCGGCCGGGCAGGGCCTGCGGGCGAGGCAGCCTGCAGCGCCCGAGCCAGCGCAGTTTCGGGCGTCGGTGCCACCGGCGCGGCGAAGCTCAGTTGGGGCAGCGCCCACCAGGTGCCGGCGTAGCTCCCGCCTGTCTTGAAATTGGCTTTCTTCTTTCCGAAGCGCTGCGGCCGGTCGAAAAGCCGCTCCCACCAAGTCTGCGCCAGCTGAAATCGCACAGTGCCGGTGCCCGCGCCGCGGCCCTGGTCGGCGCGTGCATCGAAGTAGCTCTCCTGCGCATAGGTGCCCTTGATGAGCGAGAGATCGAACCCTCGCCCGTCCCGCAGATATGCATCCGCCGCAGCGTTCGGGTTCTGCTGGTCGAGCGGCTTTTCCAGTTCCGGCTTCTGGAAGCGCTCCGTCCACGAGCTGAAGAGGTCGGGGTACAGCTCCTTCGCGTGGTCTTCGTAGCCGCAGTTGTTGGTGCGCTCGCACTTGACCACCCATGGGCTCGCGGCGTAGGTCCACATCGACTTCTTGCCGCAGGTCGGGCAGATGCCCGAGCGAAGGTACTTGCCGTCCGGCGACCGCTTGAAGTCGAAGTCCTGCACCAGGTTGCCGGCGATTTCCTCGAGCAGATCTCGGTTCATCGGGATCTCGCAGCCTGCGGTCGAATTCGGAAGGGGGAGAGCGTGGTCTTCTTCATGTCAGCAAATTCGGGGTGAGCACGTCCCGCAGTGCCTCCGAACAGGCACCGCAGGGGGTGGGGTATGGAAATGGGGAAGGGCGCGCGCTCTGGCGGCTATGAGGGCCCGTCAGGGCCGCTGGGCGGGAACAGGTCGAGCGTCGTTGGCGGCGTGAGGCACGGCGTGTAATCCGCTTCTGCAGCGCACCGAATCAACTGCGCGATCACGGCACGCCGGACGTGCGTCGACAACGGAAGGGCCACGGTCGGGTCAGGCGTCGACGAGATCGACAGGGTCATGTCCGCCACCGTCGTAGCCCGCCAGGTGTGCCCACATTCCCGATTGCTGCAGATGACGTAGTGCTGCGAGACCGTCGGCGAAAGACGCTCCGTCGAGCGAATGGTCCCGAGCTGCTTGCAATGCGGGCAGCTGACCCTCATGCAAAGCCCTTGGTGCCGGCGACACGGTCGACCAGGTATAGCGCCCGTCCGCGTCCGGTGCTTGTGCGCGCAGCGCGCCGAAGCCGGGTCTTGATGAGCCACTCGGCTGCTGCTTCCAGCGAGGGAAGCCCGCGCTCTTCCTGCACGCGCTCGATCAACGTGCGGTCGGCGTCGGTCAGATGGATGATGTGCTCAGGCATGCGTGCTGTTCGGCTGACGTTTTTGCGCTCGGTAGCGGCTCGTTGCGGTCTTCGCTCAGGCCGTTCGCTCGTTGACACTCAGGGCATGCGACAAAACTTGCTGAGCCTCCCGCATCACCAGATCGCGCAACAGCGTCGAGAGCTGCTCGCCTTGGTAGTTCGCCAATGCCTGGACGAGCCCATGCTCGTAGTCGTCGAGGCGCAAGGTGAGGCGGTTGTCGCGAATGCGTTTTGGGTCGGGATAGGTCATGGTCTTGCCGAGAGGGAAGGCGACACGTCAGGCGGAGAGGGATGCGCGCGTCCGCTCGCATTCAGCCAACCCGCGAAGCAGTGCGAGCCGCGCAACCGATGCGAGGGAGCGCTGTTCGCGGGCGGCAACCTTTTTGACCTGATCGAGTTCAGCTGGCAGCAGGCGAAGCGCAATGGGCTTCGCGCTTACAACACCGTTCGGGACGCGGTGCACGGGCTTGGAGACGGGTTTCATTGTTGCGGGCGCTATGCTGTGTGAAACAGAAAATTGCACAGGGAGTCGGAAATATAGAGCAGAAAACTGCTTATTGCAACAACATGGAAGAAGAAATCCGCTTATCTATCGGTGCGCGTCTGCGCGAAGAGCGAGAGAAGTTGGGTTTGTCCCAATCCGCTTTCGCTGAGATGGGCGGGGTGTCGCTTAGGGCGGAGCAGGATTGGGAGCGCGGAATTTCGGCACCCAAGGCCGACTTCTTGGCGGTCGCAGTCGCACAAGGCGTTGACGTTTTCTACGTGCTCACGGGGCGGCGAATTCCGGCCCTAGTCGATTCGTTGTCGAAAGACGAGCAAAACCTTGTTGAAAACTACAAGCGCACCGACGAAGAAGGGCGGGCAGCCGCCCGACGAGTCCTTTTCGCGCTCGCAAAACACAACACGGTGAAACAGTCCAGTTAGGGGAACACGACCAGTGACCCGTGATTGGATGTTGCTGATTAGACGATCCGATGCCCGAAAAACCACACGCTTCAATTCTCAATCGCAGCGAGCCGATGGCTCACACGGAGCAACACCTTGCAGCTCAAGCGGCAATGCTTCGAGATCTCGCGAACTACGGCTCAAACCTCGTCTTGAGAGTCTACGAATCGAGCTCGAGGAAGATGGCCGACGTCGTTGTATGTGGGGTCTTGTTAAAGCAAGTCGTCGCAATGGTGGACGCGACGGAGGTGCTCGTCACTGCAGGATGTGTCCAAGCTGCATTCCTGCCTGCTCGGGCCGCGTTCGAAGCATCTGTGTATGCGGACTACATCCTGCAGTCGGACAGCGAGCGAAGGGCAACACGATATGTTGTTGGCAATTACAGAGGTGAGCGCCTTTGGGCTCAGAGAGTCATTCCCGGGACGACAGAGGAAGCAACTTATCGCGCGCTGCCCGCGAGCCTCGGCCTAGATTTCCAAACTCTTCATCCCACACTCGCTGCAGACGCGGCCAAGCACCTATTAGAGGTTGATCGAATACTCAGCCAACCTGAACTGCACCCAATCGACGCAGAGTTCACGCGCGCCAAAGGGCGTAGAAAGCGCGACCCTGAGTGGTACACCTTGGACGGACTCAGCTCAATCCGGCAAGTAGCTGAGAGTGTGGGGCGGCTGGCTGAGTACGAGTGCTTCTATTCGAAGGGTTCACAGGTTACTCATGTAGGTTCGTACAAGGACCACATCTTGTTCAGTGCTGGGCAAATTCGATTGAAGCCCATCCGACACCTCGATGATTTCAATGCGTTGCTCAACGGTATCGTGACTTCGTGCCTTGCCACGTACAAAAGCCTTTTGAACCGGTATCGCCCTGACGAACTAGAGGCCTTTGGCAAGAGGTACTACACAGAGTGGCGTGAACCATTCTTGAACGCCCCCAGGCTCAAATACAACTTCGCGCCGCAGGGCGGTCAGTGACAGAGTTCCCTATGAACAAAAAACTGCTTCAACGATTTAGCGAGCTTTCCGACCAGGCTGAGTCCGTTGCCAAGACCGAGTACGCGGTGCGCAGTCAATATAGGGATCCCAGTCAACATGTCGACGGCGAATCGTTCTTGGCGTGGTGCGTAAAAACCACGAATCTCTTGGAGAAGGCCTGCGGTTCAGACTCGGCACATTTCCGAACTTTCGCTGAAGCCGCTGCGCCCAATGCGTGGACGAACAATTTGAGGACGTTCAAGAATTGTCGAGCCATCTTCGCCGCTGCCAAAGAGGACTATGAAGGCGGCTATCTCACCGGCATCGAGGAACTTGTTCGTGCGGAAGTTTTCGATGATGAATTGGAGCAAGCCAAAGAACTACTGACCGCTGGCTATGTCGCGCCGGCAGCTGTGGTCGCTGGAGTCGTTCTCGAAACAGCCTTGCGCGCGATGTGTGCCAAGCACTCGATCGGCCCAGGCAAACTGGAGCGCATGAACGCCGATCTCGCAAAGGCGGGGATTTACACCGTTTTGGTTCAAAAGCAAGTTACTGCGATGGCACACGTGCGAAACAAGGCCGCGCATGGGGAGACGTCTGAATATTCAGAGGCTGATGTCAAAAACATGTTGCCGAACGTCCGCGACTTTGTCGCTGCACACATAGGCACTTAACTGGCAGGCGGCGGAACGAACGCCCACTGCATTCGGTCAAGGTCCTGCCTCAGTCGAGACTGCTTCGCGTGCAGCACCGGCTACCTCGAGCTCTCCCTTCGTGGTGTAGCCACTATCCCCGAAGCTGTGGCACGTCTTGATAGTCAGCCACTCCGTGTCATCGATCTGCGGCTTGAACCCCCGCACTCGGACAGGCGTCTGCGGCGCAAGCAGCGGCTGTCCGAGGCTGATGGTGAGCTCAAATGTGGCGGCACCGCGCTGGATGCGCCGCCATTCAGCCTGTGCCGCGGCGCGAGCATCAGCCTCGGATGCATGGGCTTCCTTCAGTCGCTTGGCGTTGCCGCTCTGGCCCACCAGTACGCTGCGGCGCTTAGCGCCCTTCGAGTCATGCCAGTAGGCCCGCACGCCGCTGTAAGCCTCGCGGTCACTCGTGTGGTAGCGGTGGCTGTCGCCATCGGCACGGGTGATCGTGATCGTCGGTAGCGCTTCGCCCTTGCTGGTGGTGGTGCCCACGATGGGCAGGAACAACAGCATGCCTTTCTTGACCGTCGCGACGGCGTCATAACGCTTCGCCAAGCGCGTGACAAAGTTGAGGTCGCTCTCGTTCGTCTGGTCGATGTGCGCCACTTCCTTGCCGGCCAGCTTCGCATCGACGCGTGCCTTCAGGCTGTTGCGCTGCGCAATCGCATTGAGGATCGCGCCCAGGGTGGTGCGGTGCCAGCTCTGCTCCTTGCGTTCGCGCAGATCCTTCCCAAGGTCGGCACTGCGCGCACGAATGGTGATCTGGTCCGGCGCGCCGCTGTGCTCGGCCTCGTTCACCACGAAGGTACCTTTGTCGATCAACGGCGCGCCGGCCCAGCCAAACGCCAGCGAGAGCGTGACGCCCTTGCTCGGGATCTCCAGCGCGCCGTCGCTGTCGTCCAGCGTCAGGTCGAGCTGGTCGGCCTCATCACCGCGGCATTCAGTGAGCGTGAGGCTGATCAGCCGCGCATCGACGGTGGGCGTGATGTCCCGGTCTCCGAGCGTGATGCGGTAGCTGGGCGAGGGGTAGGGCGGGCTGCCGCCGTCGACGGCGCCGGTTGGCTTAGCCATGTTCAGCCCTCATCGCCGGCCGCGTCATCGCCGCCCACCGTGTCGGTGCGGTCATCGTCGACGCGCGCCAGCTGCAGTTGGAACTCGATGCGCCGGGCCGTGCCGTCCCTAAAGAACAGCGTGCGGGTCTCATTGAGTGACTCGATGACGAACTGGCCGTAGACGATGCCAGTGCCATCCACCAGCGGCCAGGCGGTTCCAGCATCTCCCATGGCGCGCAGTTCGGTCAGGGCGCTAGTGTCACCGGCCAGGCCGGGCAGCAGCAGGCCCGAAAGGTTCATCGTCTCTTCGCCGGGGCCGGTGTACTGGCGGGCCGGCCGCGCGCCCACGCGGCTGTTGCTGGGATGCCGCCAGCTGGTCTGCCTCTGCAAGTCCTGGTACGCCAGCGTGTCGAGGCTGAAGACGAATTGGCCGAACGCCATCATCATGGAAGCGGGTCTTTCAATCGAGGTCGGAAAGCTCGGACATCATCGTGGCCCGCTTGGCTTGTTGGCGGCGGTCCAGCTCGGTGCTGACGGCACGGGCCAAAGCCTGCGCATCCATGCCGGGCGTGGCTTGAATCGTGATCTGGATGGAGTCGCCCGCAAACGAAACGCTGCGCTGCGCCGCCGCGGCGGTGATGGGCGGGCGGCGGTCGAACATGGCGCCGCCACCGTCGCTGCCGGGCCCGCTGGCGCCCGCCACCGTGGGCACCGCGGCAGCCGCTGCGGCGGCCATGGCGAGCGCGGCCTGGCGCACGCGCCCCTGCTGCTCGGTGATGCCTTCGGCCGCCCCATTGCTGATCTCGTTGCCGGCGAGCATGAACATGCGGCTTGGGCTGCGGATGCCGAGCTTCTCCTTGAACCAGCCCAGCGCTGCGTCGGCAGCTCCGGTGATGGAATCCCGCACGCTTCCCAGCGCGCCGGTAATTCCGTTGGCCAGGCCCAACATCATCTGAATGCCGAAGTCGGTGAACTTGGCCGGCAGATCCAGTCCGAGATAGTTCAGCACGCCCGCAAAGGCCGTGTACATCAGGCCCAGCGGCGACCAGTTCAGGATCGCAGCAGAGATGCCGCCGAGCGAAGCCTGGAACAGCGCGGGCAGCTGGCCGAACCAAACCATGGCACCGTCGAAGCTGGCCTTGATGGCCGTCCACGCGCTGCTGCATGCGGCGGTAACCGAGGTCCACAGGCCGCTGAAGAAGGCGCTGATCGGCCCCCAGTATTTGTAGATCAGGTATGCCGATACTGCGATGGCCGTGATGATGAGGCCGATCGGGTTCATCAGGAGGGCCCGCCCCAGCGTCAGAAAAAGTCCGCTCACGAGCCGCAGGCCCGTGGCGAGCGGGCCGACCAACATGCCTGCCAGCGAGCCGAGCGGCAGGCCCATGGAGGCCATCAGAAACTTGAAGATGAACATGGGGCCAAGCACGCCGGCCAGCAGCAGCATCAGCCCACCAATGGCCGTGTAGAGGGCCGCCACCACGGCCACCACCTTGAAGATGGTTGCGGTGAGCTCGGGGTTGGCCTTGACCCACTCGCGCACCTTGCCGGAGACCTCGCCGATCCAGTTGACCAGGTCTTTCAGCTGGGGCGCGATGGTGGAACCGATCTCGGCCAGCACATTGGTGAAGTTGCCTTGCGCCGCTTCCATCACGTTGGAGAGGGTGCCCAGCTGCTTGTCTACGCGCTGCCGCAGGTCGGCCTGCGCTTCCATCTTGGCGAGCACTTCGCTGTAGCCGGCCTTGCCCTTCGCCATGAGCGTGTTGATCACCTGCAGCGTTTCGGCGTCATCGCCAAACACCTGCTTGATCACGCCGGTGCGTTTCATGTCGTCCTTGATCGAGCCGATCTTCTCGATCTGGTCGAACACCTGGTCGATGCCACCGAACTTGCCCTTGCCGTCTGTGAAGTCGAGGGAGAAGCCCGCCTTCATGGCTTGCAGCTCAGCGTTGGCCTTGCCCAGCTTCTTGGCGTCGAGCCCGGCCTGGAACACCTTGCGAATGGCGTTGCCCGCCGACTCGCCGGCCATGCCGGTCTGATCCATCATCACCAGCAGCGGCGCCAGTGCCTTGCTGCCCTCGAGGCCTTCCTTGCGGATGAGGCCCAGCACGGGCGACATCTTCGTGAAGCCCTGCAGCATGTTCCCCGAATCGACGCCGAGGTAGTAGGTGCGCTGGAGCACGTCCATCAGGCCCATCATGTCGGCCTCTGTGGTGCGGGTCGCGTCCTGCATCTTGGCGGCGAACTCGGCCGCTTGCGTGACCGGCATGCGCAGCTGCACGCCCAGGTAGGACGCCGATTCGCCGAGGCCGCCCAGTACGGTCTTCGCGCTCATGCCTTGGCGGATGAGCATGGTCATCATTTCCTGAAACTCGGCCGTGGTGCCGGGCAGGCGGTCGCCCAAGCGCGATGCCAGCTCGGTGATCTTCTTGAAGTCCTCCGGCACCGAGCCGTCGCTGCGCATCATCGACGCGCTGAGCTGCGTGGCGGAATCTTCTTGCGGCGCGTAGGCCCCGACGATGGAGCCGAGTGGTCGCATGAGCGCGCGGCCGGTGCCGACGCCCACCGCGCCGCCGGCGGCCATCAGTCCTGTGTGCATCATGGCTTTGGCGTGCTGCGCCTTGAGCTGCGCGGTACGGCGCAGCTGCTCGCCCTGGCGCTTGAGGGCGGTGGTCTGCGCGCCGATGGAAGCCGAGGTGGACTCGATCTCGCTGCGCAGCCTGCGCTCGTGGGAGCTCAGGTCGCGCGTGCTGACGCCGGCCGCGCTGAGCTTGTCGCGAAGCTGCTGTGCGTGCTGCTGCTGTTGCTGCAACTGGTTGCCAAGGGCGGCGGCTTCCATGCGTGCTGCATTGAAGTCGCGCGTCAGGGCCCTGGTCGGACTGCCAGCCTGCTCGAACTGCTGCGAGAGCGCCCGCACGCGGCCCTGGGCGGCCTGCATGTCGCGCTCGGTGCTCTTGAGACCGCTGCGCACTTCGCGGAATTGGCCCACGGCTTTCTGTTGCTCGTTGAGTTCCTTGAGCTTGTTGCGCATGTCCCTGAGCGCACGGGCGGCATCGCCGCTCGCGCCCCGGATCTGGCGCATGGGCGCCGTGGCTTTGTCGATCGCCTGCAGGATGACTTGCAGCTGCAGGTTATTGGAGGCCACGGGAGCCTCCGTTGCATGTCAGTTGCCGGCGAGCAGGCGGTGGAGAAGGGCAATGGAGAGCACGATGGCCCATGGTGGCTAGTCCTGCGGTTCAGTGCGTTCGCGGGCGCGCTCGCGCCACTGCATGAGCTCCTCGAGCGAAAAGGCGTCCATGTCGGCCGGTGCCCAGTGAAACACCACGGCCAAGTCCGCCATGGCCGCCTCTACGCGCTCGGGGAGACGGATGCCATCGTGGCCTTCGTCAACAAAAAAGAGGCCACCCGGGTGCCGATCTGCACCAGGTCGGCCGGGTCGAGGTCTCCCACCTCCTGCTTGAGGACCATGGGCGAGCTGATGCGCGGCAGCACCGTGCACAGCGCGTTCACATCCATCTGCAGCAAGTCGGTCAGGGAGACCCCGCGCAGCTCGCCCGATTTGGGTTTGCGCAGGATGATCTTGTCGATGCTCGTTTCGCCGCGGCGGATAGGCGTGTCGAGGGTGATGGTGTTTTCGTCGGTGGTGGTGTCGGTCATGGTGCTGGCAAAGGTTCAATTGGAGGGAGGAGGCGCGCAGCGATGCCAGCCTTACAAGCCGATGGCGGCGCGAATGTCGGCCATCAGGTCGGTGCCGTTGACGATCTCGACCATGTTGACGAAATCGATCTCGATCACCGTCGCGCCGTCGATGCTCAGCTTGTAGTAGCTGCAGGCGGTTGTGACCTTGATCTCGGTGAGCTCGCCGGCCTTGGCTGTGCCCGAGTCGATCTCGGTGTGACGGCCACGCACGACGATCTCGAGCGCGCTCACGTTGCCGGTGGTCGAGTCCTGGAGGGCGCCGGCAAAGCGCAGCAGGATCTGGTCATGCTTGGCCGCGCCCCATTGGCCCAGCAGGTCGCGGATGTAGCCAGCGGCGGTCCACTGCAGCTCCAGCCCTTCCATACCAAGGTCTTCCTTGATGGGGCCGTTCATGCCGCCGGCGCGGTAGTCCTCGGTCTTGCGGGTGAGCTTGGGCAGCGTGACTTCGGGCACTTCGCCCAGGTAGGCGCGGCCATCGTTGAAAAGCGTGTAGTTCTTGAGCTTGCGGGGCAGGGACATGGAGTGTTCCTCGGTGGGTCAGGGTCTTGTCGGCGGCGCCGCGGTCAGGCGGCGGCCACGCGCGCCGCAAAGTCGGCAAAGTAGCGGTCGGTGATGCGCTGGCGGAAGGCCAGGTCTTCGATCGGAGGAATCGGCGTGTAGTCGTAGTCGATGACCAGCTTGCCGCTCTTGAGCGTCTCCTTCTGGTTGATCTCCTCGTCGTACCAGGCCGAGCCGTCGAGCAGGTAGCCGCCGGCTTTCAGTTCGCGGAACTTGGCGTTCACGCCTTCGATGATGTCTTTCACGATGCTCGGGTGCATCGGCTTGTCGACGGCCCACATGTGCGCCTCTGCAATGCTGTCGGCCAGAACCTGCGCAGTGCGGGTGGCCGATTCGAATGCGAACAACGGTTCGTCGCTGCAGGTGCGCGAACCCCAGAACCGGTAGCCGTTGCTGTTGATCAGCGTGGTCACGTCGGCCGCGTTGAGCACGCCGGCATCGGTGTTCGGGTCCTGCAGATCCCAGTAGATGTCCTTCGAGATACCGAGCACGCCGTTGACCGATACGTTCGAAAGCGTCTTGTGCCAGCCCGTCTCGTTGTCGATCTTGGATCGCAGGCCCAGGGCATACGCGGCGGCTGGCACGGCGGTCTTCGAGTTGGACACGCTGTCCCAGCTCTGGAAGTCGGGGTAGATCACCATCAGCTCGCGCGCGCCGAACTGGTCGCGGTAGTCCGTGGCTTCCTCGATCTTTTCGCAATCCCAGCAGCTGACGTAGGCGAAGGCGCGCAGCTGCTGTGCGATGGCGGCCAGGCCAGCCGCCACAGGCTGCGTATCGAGCCCGGGAGCGCCGAGGATGCGCGGCTTGATGCCGAGTTTGGCTTGCGCGGCGAGCAGGGCCTTCATGCCCGTGTACTGGCCCTGTGCGTTGACGCCGCCGAGCACGTTGGTGGTGGTCGCCGCTTCGTCCGCGCCTGCTTCGACGCGGACTACCACGGTGACCGGCCGTGACTGGTCGGCGATGGCTTGCAGCGTGCGTGCCAGCGTGCCGGATGTGCCGGCTTTGGCAAGGGCGCTGTAGACGTTGGTGATCAGCACCGGCGTGTTGAGCGGGAAGGTGAGCGGGTCGGCGTCGGGGCCGGTGGCCACCAGGCCGATGATCGAGGTCTGGATGGTGCGGATCGGCCGCGTGCCCTCGGTGATTTCGAGGACGCGAACGCCGTGGTGGTAGTCGATGAGGGACATGGGAGAGCTCCTTGGATTGAGTGGTCAGGCCTCGGGCAGGCCTGCGAGGGATTGCTGGGGCCAGCCGTTCGACAGGTCGTAGTTCTGGGCGGCGGCGAGCGTCTGCAGCGCGGCGATGGCCTCGTGGTGCCTGCGCTCGGCAGAGAAGCACGCCTGGATGTGCTGCGCCATGGCGGTTGCGATGACGCGCAGTTCCGAGCGCGTCAGGCTTTCCCAGCCGCTCTCCGCCTTGAAATCGATCGGCTCGATGCCGGCGTGCTCGGCATTGACGATCACGGAGGTGATCCGGTCCTGGCCGCCCCTGTCTGTGGCGATCCGGACGCCGGAGGGCAGAACGATGCCGCCCGTTTCCATCTTCCAACGGTGGGCGGTCGCGGCCGCAGTCAGGGCTTCCTGAAGCTGGGCAAGAGTCTGCGCCGCCGCGGCAGGCGGCAAGGGGGGATTGGCCGGGTCATACGGCAAAAGTTGCCTGACCAGGTCGGGGTGGTAGCGGTCTGCGAGGGGAACAAGGTTGCCGTCGACCAGCACGATGTCGTCGATGACTTCGAGCACTCGGCCTTCGTGCATCAGAGCGAACTGTTTCATGCGTACTCCCAGACGATGACGATGCCTTGTGCGCCAGACCCACCTTGAAGGCCTGCGGTGTAGTTGCCGGGCACCATGACTCCCGAACCTCCAGAACCAAACCCGAAACCTGACGAGCCGTTCAACCCAGGGGCCGTCTGCCCGCCGATCCCGTATCTGGACACGCCGCCGTTGGCAGCCGAGCCGTTCGAGTAACTCGCCGCAATGGCGAATGCGCCAGGCCCGCCCTGAAGAGAGAGGATGTTTCCGCCAGATGGCTGGGGCGACAGATTGCCGCCGCCTGCACTGCAGGGAACGGCCGCAACGCCGCCAGCCAGGCCGGCTACGCCGCCCGGTGCCGATATCAGCGCGCCGAACGAGGACGTGCCACCCGCGTTTCCGGCACTGGCGCCCACGGCCGCTGGGGCGCCGCCGGCGCCCACAGTCACAGTGACGCCCGCGAAGCCTGCGAGTAGGAGCGCCAGCGCGTAGCCCCCACCACCACCGCCGCCTGAGAGTGCCGCAGCGGCCGTGTTCGAGACGCCTGGCGCACTGCCTCCAGATGCTCCCGCGCCTTGGACCTCCACCACCACACGGCTTGTGCCAGGCGTCGGGGTGTAAATGGACAAGCCGGGGGCGGTGAATCTCTGCACCGCTAGCAGGCGGCCGAATGAGGCCGCTGCCAGCGCCACGTCGGTCGCATACTGCGCGTGCGGATCAGCCTTGGCCTCGTGCGCGGCCACGGAGCCATCCAGCGCGGCAGCGAGTTCCTCTTCGGTGTGCGCCCAGCGAATCCACTTTGCGGGATCGGAGCCGGGCACGACGCCGGTGCTCGCGACGACGCTCTTCCAGGTCTTTCCGGCCTCGCTGACGTAGGCATCCACCGGGTAGGCGAAGTCCGCGGCCCACGGCGTCACATTGCGCAGCCGCTGGTAGCGGCTGCGGCTGGCGAGTTGCCGCGGCGAGAGGTTGTCGATGCCCGTGGGTCCACCGAGCACAGGATCGTCTTCCTCGAGCTGGTAGATGCCCGGTTCCCAGAGGTCGGTTTCGTTGAGATTGGCCATGTCAGGCGCTTCCGTGGTTGTAGGTGCCGTCGCGTCGCGTGGCGCCGTTGTGGCTGTTGGCGACCGCGGCATAGCGCAGCCCGACCAGATGGCAGCGCGCAGGTGCAACCGCGGGCAGCAGCTTGCGCAGGCGCTCGGCCTGCGCGTTGGTAATGGGACGTTCGAGGACGATCTTGTAGGTGGCCCAGGTCGCCGCGAGGGGCGCATGTGGGAACTCGCCGTCGCGATGGATAGTGCCGTTGTGGGTGCGCCCGCCGACACGTTCGATGATGGTCACCTCGCCGAAGCCGATGGCGCGGATCAGCGCCCGGATTGCCCAAGGCGTGCCCTTGTGGCGGTGGATGTCGATGCTGTCGAGGATGACGGCGCGTCGCGCGTCCTCGCTGCGGGCGTCACTCCAGCCTTCGACAGTCAGAGCCCACGACAGCCACGGCAAGGCCGTTTGCAGGCAATGACGTGCGCTCCACAGGTGGCGCAGGCCGGATGTGTTCAGCGTCAGCGCAGACACGGCCGCAATGGCCGATTCGAGTGGTGTGCGGTTGGGCGGCAGGAGCCGCGCATCACTCATTGGTCACCTCTTCGGTGATCGTGATGCTGGAGACGCGCACCCACTGCGTGCGGTCGCAGAGGACGTCGACGGCCGGGGAGGTCAGTTCCACACGGTCGATGCCCGGCTGATGCAGCGCGGCATCGATACCCGAACGCGCCAGGCCTGCACCCAGCTTGCGAATCTTGACCAGCCACTTGTCGAGCGCGATCCGGCCCGCTTGCTCGGCAACCTCGGCGACCGGACCGTTCTTGCGATGCAGCACGGCCACGATGGGCGATTCGAGGATCTGCGCGGCTTGCACGGTGACCAGGTCGCAGAGCGGGCGGATCTTCTCCTGGTTGAGGGCATTGCGCACCAGCGTGAGCTGAGCTTCATCGGGAAGGCCGGAGTCGTTGTCCGTGAGGATGGACACGCGCACCGTGCCGGGCAGAGGGCTGTCGACGCCGGCGTCGACCACGTGCGCGCTGGCAGTCATGGCATGGAAGCGGTAGCTCTCGATCGGCCCGGCCGTCGTCAGGCCTTCGAACGCCATTTGGGCGCGTTCGCGCAAGCGGTCATCGCTTTCCATCACCGCCTCGATGGGAGGCACTGCATTCAGGTTGGCCGGCGTCACTTCGAGGCGCGTCACGCCCAGGTTGGCTGCCTGGTTGTCGAGATCCGCTCCGACCGCGTAGGCCAGCATGCACGCCTTGGCCGCGTCGTTGATGCGCTGGCGCATGACGAGCTCCTGGTACGCGATGACTTCCAGCAGCTTCACCGCCGGGTCGGACTCGAGCACCAGCGTGAAGTCCGGGTACGCCGCCTGGAACTCCGCCAGCTTGCGCTGGTAGATCGTCTCGTAGTCCAGCGGCTCGATCACCTGCGGCGCGGGCAGCTGCGACATATCGATGGTCATGCGGCGGCCCTCATCTGCACCGGCACGCGCAACGCAAGCACGCTCGCGGCCAGGCCGGGCGGCGTGTAGACGCCCGAGAGGTCGAGCACCACCTGGCCTGGCCGCGTGCCGCTGGAGAGCTGCACGCGCGAAAGGCGCAGGCGTGGCTCCCACTTCATCAGCGCGCCGGCGACGGCCGAGTAGGCGCGCACGCGCGTGGCGCCGTTGTCGGGCTGGTCGATCAGGTCGGGCAGCTGGCTGCCGTAAGTGCGCCGCATCAGGCGGCTGCCGATCGGCGTGCCCAGAATGTCGGCGATGCTCTGGCGCAGGTGCTCAATGGCATCCAGCGGCTTGCCGGTGAGCCGGCTCATGCCGCTCATGGCACTGGCCCGTCGCTGGTGTCGCCGCCCTTGACCACGCCGGAGGTCCTGTGGCTCAGGAGACTGATGTTGCCCGCAACGATGTCACCGCCGTCCGTTGCCAAGCCGTGGCCGTTGACGAACTCCATGTCACCGTCGATCTGCGCGGTCTTGCCGCCGGGCCCGGCGCCGGAGCCAGCCATGCCGGCAGTGTAGGTGAGCAGGCCCTGCACCAGCAGCTGACCGGTGGCAATGGTCATCGGCGCGTCGAGGGTGATCTGCTGCGAGTGCACCGTGGCGCTCTCGCTGGCCGTCACGTCGGCGGTCTTGCAGTGCACTGTGACCGATTCGGGCACCGTGATGTCGGCGGTACCGCCGCCCGGCAGCGTGGCCGTCAGGGCATGTGCGGCGTGGTCGTATTCGATGACTGCGCCATCGGGATATGTGGTGCGTTCCACATCACCGCTGTCGCCGTTGGCGGGGATCGTGTCGCTGAAGATGCCGACCAGTACGAAAGCCGATGCCATGTTCCCGCCAGGCGAGAACACCACGCATTGCTCGCCGGAGGAGGGCGGCGACCAGCGCCGAACGTCGCCAGCGCGCATCGAGATCCACGGCAGCCAATCGGTGTCGAGCCCGCCGGATTTGACCCGGCAGCGTGCGGCCCCGTGATCCACTTGGGCGATGGTGCCCGCCCGCACGATGTTCTCGATGCAGCGAACCAATTCAGCGTTGCTGGAGCCTTGACTGACCATGCACCGATGGTGCCGAGGGCTCGCGCGGGGTGCACTTGATATCGCTTGTAGAGAGGCAATCTACAAGAGAAGCCGAAGGGAGCCGGTTGTTCCTGCCGACCCTATCGTGACCTATACCAGTTCGATTGACACCTCCGGGTGCAGGTTGGCTTGTGCTTGCAGGGCCCAAAGATAGCCGTGGCAATCTTGGCCAACCCTGATAACTAAGCGCTTGCCACCAAGTCTTGCAAGAAGCGACGTGATTAATTGGGCCGTTGCCGACTGATTAAAAAACTCGTCGCCCAATAAGCGCAGCGTGAAGCTCTCACAATCAGGTGGGAGCTTCAGTTCTCGTACAAACTTATAAGCAGCATCTCTACTCAGCAAGTAGTGTGCTGGCCCTGCCGCTCGGCACGGGTCCATTGGCTCCGCCGTCGCTTCGATGATGTGAAGCCTCGTCTCGTTGAACCTTGTAATCCGCCGATCCGCTTCAATATATTTGTATTGCAACGCTCCGCGGGAGGCTTCTAAATGTGCCCGGATGGCGCGGACTCCTTGCATCTCAGGACTGAGACTCGTCTGAGTCAAAACTGAGTCGAAGGGAACGCCGTCATCGCGGATGCTGAGCACTGCATCTGAAAGGGAAATGAACACGCGTGACGCGCCGCCCTTTCCAGGATTGAGCGCGTTATCAACCAGCTCAGACGCGATCGTGGCAATAGCTGCCGCGTGACCGCCAACAGCAGCTCGAAAAGACCGGTGCTTAAACAACATCGCGAGCCGCTTCTCCCAATCGCTCGCAGTCAAAGTGACGTGTAGAGAACCATCGAGGGGATCGACGATGGACGAGTCAGCATCAAAGAACTCCGGATAGAAGCGCTTCGCGACCTCGACATGTTTATCGAGAAGGACCTCGATCTGATCCCAAAACATTACCTCGACCGGATGCCGCTGCTGGAAGCTGCTTGAAATATGTGCAGCAAGATCCTGCACGTCTCGGTCTGTCGGACAAGTTGTTGCTACGACGAGCTTCTCCAATCCATGCTCGAACTGCTTCGATTTTTCATAGGCGTCGATAAGTTGTCGTTGAGTGAGGATGCTGCCGAGAAGCTCAGTCTTGAGCTTGCACTGAATTCCAGTCCATAAATGCGTGGATCGGTCGCGCGCGACAATGTCCACGCCGAATTGAGCTTGTCCGGCGCGACCGTATTTGAAGCTTTGTGTTGGTTTGTGCTCAGCAGTGTGTAGAGCGAGGCAGAGCTCTTCGAAGTCTTGCCAATGTGTGACCGGCGGCCATTGTTTGCCCATGTGTGAAGTCCTCCTAACGCACTGTAGCCGGTCGCGACTATGCTGAGGTTGCCCCTCTGAAGGCCGACCAATTTGCTCACCGAATTCTGGCCTCAGTTGGCGAGAAACCGGAGCAGCAGATCCTTGATGTATTCACGCTCGGGGCCCGACAAGCCGAGCAGTTCGCGCATTGGGTAGCGATACGCAGGGCCGCCGGACTCGACGAGATCGCTTAGGCCCTCTTGATGCACGCGCGCAATGCGTGAAGTGCGGCTCAGAAAACCAATGGTCACCACGTCTTCGCTAGCCTGCAGCCGTAGGTGCCGCGCCGTCCGCATCTTGGCAAACATGGTGCGACGGATGCGGCCCTGCTGCTGCCGAGCCTTGCTCGGCTTGCGCGCCGCATAGGCGCTGCCGTCCGGGTTCTGCTGGGCAGCAATGCGTTCGGCTTGGCTGCGCCGCAGCGTCTGGCCTACATTGCGGGCCAGCATGCGCCGTTGCGCCGGCTCGAGCTTTGCAAGCAGCGGCGCAATCCAGTCCTCGAGCGCGCTGAGCGGGTCTCCGGCGGTCATGGCTCGGTGGCTTCGAAGTCCCAATCTGCGAGCAGCTCACCCTGAAACCACACCTCCCAGTGCTCCGCGACTCGGAGAGCGCCAACGCGCTCCGGCTCGGCCGGGCTGGACACGGTGTAGCGCTTCGTCGTTTCGGGCGAGGTGGGGTCAGCACCAGGTGCCACCACAACTGGCTCGGTCAAATCGATCTCGATGGAAATATCTGCTGTCTCCTTGTTGAGCGGCTCGACCTCGAAGCGGATCGACTTCTGCCGCAGCGCCGTGTTCTCGAAGATCTCGATCTGGTTGACGCGCAGCCAGGCGAGCAGCGGCACCATGAGGGCGTTGGCGTCTCCGGCGTAGTCGAGCAGCACCACGTTGACGGTGTAGCTGTATTCGAACGACAGCGACTCCGCGCCCGCGGCGACGATCCGGCCTTCGCGCACGAAGATGCTGATCTTGTCGGGGTCGCGCCGCAACTCGGGCGTGGCCGCCGTGAGGTGAGAGCGCAGGCTAGCGGGCTTGCGCATGGCTCAGGGTGGCGGCTGCGTCGCGGACAGCGTTGTAGCGGTCGATGCAGACGTTGAGGTCGACGATGGCGCTGTCGCCGTCGCTGGTGATTCCTGCCAAAGCGCCCGCAAACGAAGGGTCAAGTTCGGCTCGCGCTTCTTTAGGGTCGCAGGAAGGGACGGAACCTGAAGCAACGACGGCGCAACAGGCGGCAGGGCGGGCGGGGACTGACACGCGCACAGCGCCAGTGCCAAGCAGGTGCTCGAGAAGCTTCTTTTCAGTCCGGACACGTTCCAACTCCTTTTGATGCCGCGCGTCATGCGCCGCAAGGGTTTCGCCAAGACCACGCTCGGCGTCGAGGGTGCGCTCGAGCGCATTGAGAACCGCACGCGCATTGCCGGCGCGTTCGGTCTGCCAAGCGAGAAGCACAGCATCGCCGCGCGATTCACCGCCGAGGTAGTAGGCAAGGGCCGTCCAGGCCAGGGCTGCAGCGGCGGCCAGCAGGTAGGGCAGCGCTTTCAACAGGGCGCTCATGGGAACTTCGCCAGGGCGGCGGCGATGGCCGGCTTCGGGTCGCTACCGAGGAACAGCAGCCGCTCGGCTTCGCGCCGGCGCTGGAGGCCTTTCATCACCTTGCCACCGGACTTGTTCCAGCGTGGGAACTGCGCCGCGGCGCCCGTGCGGTCGCCACGGTTGAGCATTCGAACGAGCGTGGACGTGCTGAGCGCTTCGACACCGCCGTTGTAGAAGATCGACACGAGTGCGTCGAACTGGCGCTGCACCAGCGGCACGTCGACGGCGCGCCGCACGGCCGGCTCGAATTCGCTGGACATGCGGCGTGCGTATCGGCGGTCTGCCTCCGCCGCACCGATGATCAGGCCCACCACCACACCCGGACCGGTGTCGCCGCGGCCGATGGTCCAAGGCTTGCCGCTCAGGTGCGCAAAAGCAGAGGGCACGGAGGTGAGCGAGTAGGGATCAATGCCTGCCGTGCGCAACGCGGCGAACAAAGGCGAGCCGGGATCGGGGTAGGCGCGCAGCTTGCAATCTTCGAAGTAGTGCGCCACGGCGTGGCCGTCCAGCCCCATGCTGAGATGCTCATTCATGCCGAGCCTCCCTGGCCCTTTGCAGGCGGTTGTTTTCGCCGGGAAAGAGGCGATTGATGGCGAATCCCATTTCGGCCAGGCAGGCCAGGACGAGTGCGAGCAGCAGCCAGGGGTGTTCCCTGTGCCCGAGGAATGCGGCCCAGCCGAAGTAACCGCACAGCAGTGACAGCGCGGCGATCTTGATCCGGCGGGCCTTCCCCCGTAGCGGCGCGTCGTGAATGTCAGGTGCCACGTGCACCGCGAGCTGCAGCAGGGCGGCCAGGCCGAGCAGCACGGCAAGTACCCACATCATGGTTTGCTCCCTTCTTCGGGCCGCGGCGCAAGGTCTGGGCTGGCAGGCGTGCGCGACGCATGGTCGCGCCCGCGGATCGCATCGAGCAGCCGCACCGCAAAGCCGAGCGGGTCGTTGCGCATGGCGACTCCCATAGCACGCAGGCCCATCCAGATGTCTTCGCTGATCACCGCGCAGGCGCCCACGATGGCCAGGCGCAGGGTCTCGGAGGCCACGAACCCCTGGATGCCAAGTCCGACGATCACGGCGACGGCAACGCCGGTCAGAACCGCGCGCGCGAAGCCACCCCAGCCGCCATGGCGTTTCTCGACAACGCCCTGCGCGAGCCCGGCGAACAGCCCGACCAGCGCGCTGGAGATGATGATTCCGAAGGTGTGGGGTTCGGTGAAGAGCTTCTTGAGCCAGTCTTGCATGTGGTCAGTCCCAAAGGCTCACGGTGGGCCGGGTAGTGGCGGCGACCGGCGTTGCCAGCTCGACCAGCAGGCCGGTGGGCAGCACGGGCCCGTGATCGGCCAGGCCGGGGTTGAGGAGGTAGGTGGCTTCCACGATGTCGCTGGTGCCGAGCGCGCGCCAGCACAGCAGATCGACCGTGTCGCCCTGCATGGCACGCGCTTTCATCAAATCAGCTCCACGGTGGTGCGGCGGATACCGAGCAGATCCGACACCGCCCAGCGCACATCGCGCCGCAGTTCGCTGGTCCGCATTTCCATCTTCTCTGCCACCTTGTCCCCGGCGCCCGTGGTGTCGAAGTCTCGGTAGTGCTCGATCAGATCGGCCTGCACGCTGCTGTAGACCGCTCTCAGGTAGCGGGCGATCTGTGCGCTCTGGCCATCGATGCTGGGTGCCGGAACGGCCGTCAGCGTGGCATGGCCGAGCAGCTGCTGGGCGCCCTTGTAGGGGGCCAACTCCGCATTGATGCCCAGCACCGCCGTAAGCGCGCTGTAGTGCAGGCGCTCGGGCGTCACGGTGCCGTCCAGCCGCGCCGTGGCGCGCAGCTTCGCCAGGTCGATATCCGGGAACCAGCCGTCGTTCGTGAGCTGCTGCTCTTCGGTCGCAGTCGGTGTGGGCGGATTGGCGAGAAAGCTCATGGTCTGGGCTGGTGCTCTGGGAATAGGTCGGCGGTGATCGGGCTTCGTCCATGGAGGCCGGGGGCCTACAGGAATCAGCCCGAGCCGCCGGGGTTCCGGGGTCCGGAATCGTTACGGCGTCGCGGGCGCGGCGTTCTTCAGCCGTCGCTCGAGGCGCTCGATGTCTTTCTTCACGCCGACCTGGTCGAACAGGTCGAGGGCGCGCTGCAAGTGGTCAAGGCCAGCTTTCACTGCGGGCAGCGGCACGGTGTCGTAGTCCAGGTCCGCCGGACCGGTCTTGCCGATCAGTGCGTAGCCCATGGCCTTGTGCAGCTTGGCGCGGGCCTGGTCGGGGGCGTCGAGTTCTGCGGTCTGGTCCAGCACGTGGGGCAGCAGCTCGCGCGCCTCGTCGATGGTCATCTTGCCGCCCAGGGCCGCGGCGCCGAATTCATCGATCAGCACGGTGCCCAGGCTGCGGTCGTACTGGTCGGGCATTTGCAGGCCGTGCTTGATGGCGTAGGGCGCCATCTGCAGCGCGCGCCGGTAGTTGCCGGCGTCGATGTGCCAGACGAGCACCGTGGTGAAGATCTGGTCCTGCGCGCCGTTGCCGGCTTCAAGCGCACCGTCGATCCATGCGTCGTAGTCGGGGAGGAACTGGCGCTTGGCTTCGATCTTTCGCTCGATGGACTGAATGTCCTTGAGCCGGCGGCGGTGCTCGGCAAGCTGCACCAGCATGAGTTCGTAGGCGCTGCCCTCGAGCTGGCCGCCCGCCGGCGCCGCGGCAACCGCGAGGACGGCGAGCTTTCGCTCGAGGTGGCGCTGGGCGGGCGTTTGTCGCATGGCGATCAGCCGAGGACTTCGATGTTCTCGACCAGGCACGCCAGGCCGTAGTCTTCGACCACGAAGGCATCGTTGCTCGATTCGTAGTTCTCGATGCGGTCGCGCTTGGCGTTGTCGTCCAGCTTGCGGCGGCGCGCCGACTCTTGCCAGTAGAGCGACAGGTTGTCCATGCGCGTGATCAGCACCTTGTTCTCGGGGAAGTAGGGCACCGTGACGCCCGGCAGGCCACCCAGCCGGCGCTGGCTGCGCACGATATCGGCGGCGAGCATCTCGGTTGGGGCACTCGGCTCGCTGACCAGGGGGAACAGCTTGTCGTGCATGAGGTTGCGCCCGACGATCGCGACCAGCGCGCCGTCATTGCGGAACCACGGGTCGAGCAACGTGTTGTAGGCGTCGTAGACCAGCGCATCGAGGTTCTTGTAGTCGCCGCCTTCACCCACGGTGACCTTGCCGGCGACGGCGCCATCATCCAGAACGCGCGCTGGAGCGTCTTCGCGGATGTGCTGCAGCCAGCCGATGTTCACATCCTGCAGCAGCGGGTTCAGCGCGAGGTTGGTGGTCGCCGCGGCGCTGGTGCCGTTGAAGCCGACCATGATGCGATCGAGCGCCGAACGCTTCAGGATCAGGTCGCGCACGCGGGTTTGGAAATCGGCGAACTTGGCCCAAGCATCGAGCGTGGCGTATTTGATGAAAGTGTCGTAGTTGGTCTTCTTGCACTCGTAGCCCTTCTCGTCGAGAGCCTCGACCGAACGCGGATCGCGGTCAGCAACATCGGTGTTCGTGCGGCTGGCGATGGGGCCACTCACGCCGAGGCCGAGCTTGTCGCCCTTCATCTCCTTCACGCCGATGATGTTGATCAGCTTGAGGAACTCGCTGGATTCCTGAATCTTGGATTCCAGCGTCTGCTGCACCGAGGGCTCGACGGCGAATTGCTCGCGCGCCGAAGGCACGTTGTTGAGTTCGCCGAGACGGATCAGCAGGTTGTTGTAGACGAGGCGGGTGGCGTTTTGCATGTAGGGCTCCGGGTGTGCGTATTCAGGGGGCGTGGTTCGGCGGCTGCGATCAGCAGTCCGTCTTTTGCTGCTTGGTATCACCGCCCGTGGCCGGAGGGCGTTGGGTGTGCTTGCCGGCATCGGTGGTGTCGATCGTTTCGAACTTCGCCTTCAGCGCCTTGTGCTCGGTCTCCAGCGTGGCGAACTTCGTCTGCAGGTCGGCGAGACACTTGGAATCGGTGCTGTAGCGCTGCGCGAGCTCGCCCACGGCGCCGCCCACTTCTTCGACGACGCCGAGCAACTCGCTCACGGTGTCATCGGTCTTCTTGGTGAAGCCTGCGAACTTCTTCTTGAACGAATCTCCGAAGCCTTTGACGCGGTCGAGCAGCGTGTTGTCTTGCGCCTCGTCTTCGAATTCCAGCGCGACCTCGACGGCCTCGGAGAAGAGGCTTTCGGGCGAGGTCTTGCGGCTGGTGAAGGGGTTGGCGTTCGGGTTCTTCGCCGCGAAGCTCAGCACCTCGGTGCCGAGGCTCGCGGGGCTGTCGGTGACGGCCAGGCCGACCAGATAGGCCTCGCCCGTGTCGGCAAACTTGGGGTTCACCTCGATCGAGGTGTAGATCTTCTGCTTGTCCTTGGTGGTCATCGCGACCAGATCGGGCAGAGGGGCGATCTCAGTGAACAGCGCGAGCTTGCCGTCTTCGACCGCGCGGGCTTCGACTGCGAGCACGTCGCCATAGGCGCGGAACGAACTGTCCGGGTAGACGCCGCGCATGTGCTCGAGCCACACGCGGGCGCCGTACTTCTTGGGGTCGAAGTTCTTCGCCATCTGTTCGATCCACGAGCGCTCGATTCGGCGGCCGTCGGTGGTGGCGCCTTCGGTGGCGACGCGGAACATCTTGGACTTTTTAGCCATGGTGGTGTGCGGGTAGGTTGAGGTGCGGTTTGCGTTGGGACCGATGGTCGGCCCAGCGCCCGCACGGCTCAACGCGTTTCACTTGTAGAGCGGTGGTCTACAAGCGAAAGCACCTCGGGATCGGTCGCGCCGTGGCGCCAGCGCCCATAGCCTCAGGCCATGTCCTCATGCCTTGCTGTCTCAGAAACACCCGTGGCGCCGGTCGCCGAAAGGCGCCGGAGCGCACGCCACCTCTATTGGCAGGGATGGCGGATTTCGTCCATCGCGGAGTTCCTTGGAGAACCCAGGACGACTTTGCACGGGTGGAAGGATGCCGAGCAATGGGACAAGGCGCAACCCATCGAGCGCGTCGAAGGGGCACTTGAAACCCGACTGGTGCAGTTGATTGCGAAAGACCCGAAAACCGGCGGCGACTTCAAGGAGATCGACTTGCTCGGCCGGCAGATCGAGCGGCTGGCGCGGGTCCACAAATACGAGAAGACCGGCAAGGAAGCCGACCTCAATCCGAACATCGACAAGCGCAACGCTGGGCCGAAGAAACGTGCTTCGCGCAACGACGTCAACGACGAGCAGACGGCCCAGCTCGAGGAGGCCTTCCGCGACTCGCTCTTCGGCCACCAGAAGGTCTGGTACCGGAACAGCCACGAGCGCACGCGCATGGTGCTCAAGAGCCGGCAGATTGGCGCGACCTGGTACTTCGCCCGCGAGGCCTTATTGGATGCGATCAAGACCGGCCGCAATCAGATCTTCCTGAGTGCCAGCAAGGCGCAGGCGCATATCTTCAAGCAGTACATCGTGCAGTTCGCGCACGAGGCCTGCGGCGTCGACCTGGCGGGCGATCCGATCATCCTGGCGAACGGTGCGCACCTGTACTTCCTCGGCACGAATGCGCGCACGGCCCAGGGCTACCACGGCAACTTCTACTTCGACGAGTTTTTCTGGACTCACCGGTTCGAGGAGCTGAACAAGGTTGCGAGCGGCATGGCTATGCACAAGCAGTGGCGCAAGACCTACTTCAGCACGCCCAGCTCGATCCAGCATGCGGCCTTTGCCTACTGGAACGGGGACCGTTTCAACAAGCGCCGGCCGAAGGACCAGCGCGTTCTGCTGGATCTGTCGCACGACCGGCTCGCAGGCGGCTTCACGGGGGAGGACAAGGTGTGGCGCAACATCGTCACTATCCTCGACGCGGAGGCGGGCGGGTGCGACCTGTTCGACATTGACGAGCTGCGGCTTGAGTACAACTCCGAGGAGTTTGCCAACCTGCTCATGTGCGAGTTCATCGACGACACGCAGTCGGTGTTCCCGATGTCGGAGCTGCAGGGCTGCATGGTGGATTCGTGGGTGGACTGGGCCGAGTTCTACAAGCCCTTCACCGCGCGCCCATACGGCTATCGGCCGGTGTGGGTGGGCTACGACCCTTCGCACACCGGCGACACGGCCGGCTGCGTGGTGCTGGCGCCGCCAGAGAAGCCTGGCGGCAAGTTCCGCGTCCTCGAGCGCCACCAGTGGCGCGGGCTCGACTTCGAAGCCCAGGCCGAGGCTATCCGCCAGATCACGCTTCGCTACAACGTCACATTCATAGGCGTGGACACGACCGGGCTGGGGCAGGGCGTCTACCAGCTCGTGACCAAGTTCTTTCCCGCGGCGAAGTCGATCAACTATTCCGTCGAAGTGAAGACGCGCCTGGTGCTCAAGGCCAAGAACGTCATCGGCAAGGGCCGGCTCGAGTTCGACGCCGGCTGGACCGACCTCGCGCACGCCTTCCTGGCCATCCGCCGGACGCTCACGGCCAGCGGCCGAAACGTGACATTCGACGCCGGCCGTAATGAAGAGACCGGCCACGCCGATCTCGCGTGGGCCTGCATGCACGCCCTCGACAACGAGCCCCTCGAGGGCCTCAACGCCGCCAACAGCGGCTTCATGGAGATCTCCTGATGGACACGACGACAGCGCCCGCCAACAACCCGGCGCGCATGGAAGCATTCAGCTTCGGCGATCCCACGTCAGTGATGGACCGGCGCGAACTGCTCGACTACATCGAGTGCTGGATGAATGGCCGCTGGTACGAACCGCCGATCAGCTTGGAAGGCTTGGCGCGCTCCTTCCGCGCCAGCACGCACCACAGCAGCTCGATTTACTTCAAGCGCAACATCCTGTTGAGCACCTTCGTGCCGCACAAGCTGTTCGACCGGGCCACCTTCAGCGCCTATGCGCTGGACTACCTGATCTTCGGAAATGCGTACCTCGAGCGGCGTGACTCGATGACTCGCCGCCCCGTGGCCCTGAAGCACGCGCTGGCGAAGTACATGCGCCGCGGCGCCGACCTCGACGCCTATTTCTTCGTGCGCGGGTGGAAGGACGAGCACGAGTTCAAGGCCGGCAGCGTGTTCCATATGCGCGAGGCGGACATCAACCAGGAGGTGTACGGCCTGCCGGAATACCTGAGTGCGCTGCAGTCGGCCTGGCTCAACGAGAGCGCCACGCTGTTCCGTCGCCGCTACTACAACAACGGCAGCCACGCGGGCTTCATCCTGTACATCAGCGATCCCGCGCAGCAGCAGGACGACATCGATGCGATGCGCACCGCTCTCAAGGAGAGCAAGGGGCCGGGCAATTTCCGCAACCTGTTCCTCTATTCGCCGAACGGAAAAAAGGACGGCGTGCAGCTGATCCCGGTCAGCGAGGTGGCCGCGAAGGACGAGTTTTTCAACATCAAGAACGTGAGCCGTGATGACGTGCTCGCGGCCCATCGCGTCCCTCCGCAGCTGATGGGCATCGTGCCGAGTAACACGGGCGGCTTCGGCGCGGTGCTGCCAGCGGCTCAAGTCTTCGCGCGCAACGAGATCAAGCCGCTGCAGGATCGGTTCCGGGAGATCAACCAGTGGATCGGCGACGAGGTCGTCCGGTTCACCGACTACGAGGTGTCCACAGGCGAGGGGACGGCCGCGCCCTGAATCACAAAACGGCGGGTGAACTGTCCGGGCGCCAGGGCAGTTTTTCAAGCCTGAATCGTGCGCTCAAAAGTCGATGCGATCACGCAGAATCTTAGGCCTGTAAGAGGGGAGATACATCGATCCGTACATCTCCAGCTCTTCGACCTGCAGCGGTAAAACCTTGTTGCGAAGAATGCGCTTGACGCTGTCCAGTCTATCGAAGTTGTTGCGGACAACTTCGTCGGTCCCGACTGTTTCGAGGTCTAAGTTTCGAGCGCTAAGGACTCCATTCCGTAACCTCAACAAGCGGTCCCGTGAAGAGGGATGCGTGCTCGGATGAATTGGCGGGGCCATGTACTCTTTGACTGCGTGCCACACATCTAGGCCGAGGAAGAACCAAGTTGTGGCATTCAATCGAAAAGCCAACTGACTATCTGAAAGATCCGGGTTAAGTAGCGCTCCAAGGTCTGCGTCGAATTCTTGCTCCTGCCTTCGCGAGTAGATTTGGACACTGGAGCCCCGATCGCCGGGAATCACCTTGTGTCCAGCCCCAGCGCTTCCGCGAACACCAAGATGTCCGAGCAAATGATGCGCGAACTCGTGCCCAATCACGAACTGCATTTGCTCCCGTGCTAACGCTAGGCATTGCCTCTTTAGTGGCTCAGGAGGATCACCCCGTGGATCCAGATCGAAATCCGGTGTTTCCGTGAGCATCATGGTTCTCACTGCGATGAAGAGCGCGCACATAGAATCTTCGGCCGGAAATGATTCTCCGTCCAGTGTCATGAGGTACAGATTCATGAAGAAGAGATACTCCTTCAGTGTCTCGGAAATGACGATGACATCGCCGTACGGGGAGCGAATACAGGCACCATTTGGCTCGAGCAAGTATGCAAAGCCCGCTTCCAATTGTTCGCACTGAAGTCTCTTCGCGTCGGAAAGACTCCATAGGTACTCTTCGAACGGCGAGGCATCAAAGTGCGATGTCAACGACCATCGACCGGCTGCCCGCTCTCGCCGGCGTAGGAACACGCGAGTAAGGCGAGCGTTGTCAACAATTTCATCCGCTCTGACCTTGAGAAGAAAATCGGCAGCAGTAGTCGGATGCTCGATTTTCAGAATTTCTTCTCGGGTGCAGATTGGGTAATAAAGTGCGAGATCGATAGTCAGACCCTCGATATCTTTACGGGGGTAGCTCGTCTCGAAAAAGACAGCGAATTCCGGACCAAAGTATTTGCGTCGACGCATGGATTCCGCATCAGGGTGATCCTGCATTCCGATCTCAAAATCCGAACGCAGTTGGTCGTACGCGTCCGGTGCAGCAGCGCGATACAGCACTTCGACACTCACAACCGTGTCGGTTTGGTCGATGCCAAAGTGCTCCTTGATCACCTGCAGGATTTTTTCGGAAGCCGGTGGCGTGAAAGTTTTGGTCATACGTATTTTCTGTCGAGCCTTCGGATGTGGGCGGTTAAATGTTATGCCATTGACCTAGCGGAATCACGACATGGCCTCTGCGGACCAGCAGATGGCTCGGACCAAGCTCGAACACCCTTGCAACTCGAACGCACCAATGTGGGGTGAAACACGGCGGCCGGTCGCGGCGCGCGGTCGAGACCCCGCCCCGCCCGCGCGCTAGATGTGTGGCTTTCGTCGGCGCCGTCGTCACAGAGCCCGCATCGATGTGCGCGGGCGCCACGAAGCGTTGAGCAACCCTTTAGCAGATGACGCGGATCGACGACCCTTGCAGCCGTCTTTGAGGCGTTTCGCCCTGGGGCAGGGCAGACCTTCGCGGGAGCAAATCCGGTTTGGGTTCGGGGAAAGCCTGATTTCCTAATCGTGGGTCCCAAACTGCCCGCAAACCCGCATGGCGTCTAGCGATGAGCAGGTTAGGTCTCACCCTAATCTGACCTAACCTCAAACCTAATTTTTTGCTAAGTGGTTGATTTGTATAGGTATTTATTTCCCCCAGATCAGAGAGAGCAACCCTGATTTGGTTAGGTTTAGATTAGGAAAAAATTAGGTTTCTCAGAACAGCCGAAACCCGCATGGATAAAGGCTTCCCGGGGTGTTTCTGGTTGTCGATTAGGAAGATCAGGCTTTCCCCGAACCCTCACCGGAATTCTGGAAGGGAAGAACGGACGGTGCGCGCGCTCACACGTCCAGTGCGAACGCTCCGGGCAAAAAAAATCCCGCCTGAGCGGGATTGATGACATGGCTAACGAGGCGCCCTATGAGGCATCAAGATGCACCTTGCCCTTTCGCCAGTAGCGCCCGGAGCTTCGCGGCAGTGCCGCAAGAAACGTCGAGACGACGATGGCCGCGGCACTTTCCAATTGCAGGATGTCTGCAACGCCGAGGGTGTGCAGCAACCTCCTGCTCGTCGACCTGAGCGGCTTTCGGATCTCGATGAGCACCTCTGCTGCCAGGTCGCGATCGCTGCGAGGCTTGCCGTCAGCATCCAAGACCCACTCGTCGACGTTTGGGGCAGGCATGCCGCTTCGAAAAACTCCCACGATTGAAATGCACCTCTGCCTGTCGTTGTTGACCAGGATGGGAATCCTCATGTCGCACAGGAATGTGCTCTCGCTGTCCGAAAGACCGGCTTTCATCAGCTTTCTCTCCCTGAAAGTTTTGTGAAAACAGTATCCCGCCGCGTTCCTGGGCTCGTCTCCACGCGACTTGGCGCGGCCGTGACAATTCACACGAAAGAGGGGGTGCTGAGGCGGCCCTCGTGCCTGCAGGAAAGTGCGGGCAAAAAAAGCCCGCCGAGGCGGGCAAGAAACTGCGGGGCAGTTTCAGGGAGGACGCCCGCAAGGCGAGCAAGTCAGTTGTGCCAGCATTCCAAAACTTTGGATGTGAACGAATGCACAAAGCAGCGTGAACAACTGTCAACATCGGCGCGCGTTGGATCGTGAGACGCCCACGCAGGATTTCGACCCGGCCAAGGTCATCGTAGACCGTCGCATTGGTCTTCAGGCACACGCCTGACCAGCGAGTCCACTACACGGCGGCACGACTTAAACCAACCGGCATCCGCGAAAGTCGGGGCGATTCAAAACGGCCTTCCATCGCAGCTTGTCAAATGTTGGTCGGCCGATGAAGAAAGATCATCGAGGGTGGTCGTGCTCCTGCGCTTAGATTGTAGGAAACCACAGCAACTCGAGGTGTCTCTCACAGTCGCGGAAGCTCCTTCAGACAGCTCGTGCCATCGAAAACCTAGAGGCTGTGTTTTGAAGAGCGGCACCGCAAGGTGCTATCAAGTTAAGGCCAACGGCCATCTTTCGAGGACTCTATGCCTATAAATGCATCCGACGTTACCTACACCGCACCGCGTACAGGGGCTGTTGCCCGGACTGCTGATTTGCGCTTGGCCGATGTGATCAGTGTGAAGGACTTTGGCGCGAAAGGGGACGGTTCCACCGATGACACGGCGGCCATTCAGACCGCGATCAACTCTTTTTCGAGCGGCGGAACGCTCTACTTTCCTGCTGGGACGTACATCATTAGTTCCCAGGTGAATTCCTCGGTCAACGGCTTGATTTTTTTGGGGAGTGGCTCTCAAGGATCGATCATCAAGACGACTTCAGCAACCGCCCATTGCCTGAACCTTACTGGATGGAATTCGGGCGTCGAATATCTCGGCTTCGATACAACCACAACCAAGACCGGCGGTAGCTTCATCGTGTTGTCGGGTCCATTCAGCCGCGTTACGCAATGCCGCTTCGATCACCACTGGGTCGCGATTTCAATTACTAATCCCGCTCAACCGGCTCCTGTTTGGGTTAGTCATAGTGTCTTTCACGATGCAACTCCCGGAGCAACCGCATATGGCAGCGGGGCCATCTGGATCGACCGCCCTAGCACTGACGTCTATCTGGACAGTCTGCTCTTGCTCAACGACGTGAATGGTCCAGCAACTTACGGCATCAACGTCCAGCGCGTCGGCGCCCTCACGATAAGCAACACTGAAATTGTGAAGCAGGGCATCGCGCTGCTAATCAATCCCCAGGCCGGTCAACGAGTGCAAGCGGTTTTTGTGACCAACACGTACTTCGATACCTGCTACGGAAACTGCGTGTTGGTGCAGCCGGGAGCAGGCGGCGCTGCAGAATGGCTGAAGTTCACAAACGTGTGGACCAGTCCGGCGGAACAGAATGCCAACGGCTTCATGTTCAACGCGGACACCGGCAGCATAGGCAACGTGAACATCACCAATTTCACGTGCCACAACGACTTCGGCCCGGGCGGCACCGGGATTCTGTTTCAGGGCGCCGGCATCAAAGACGTGACCATCAACGGCGGCATGGTCCAAGGCCACTTCTATGGGGTGGCCGCGGGACCAAATGTCTCGGACTTCACTATCACGAACGTCAGTGCTGGGGCATATGACCCAACTCATCCTGGGGTCGGCAACACTTACGGCATCGTCGTATCTAACGGCGCTTCCAATCGATACATCATCACAAATAATCGTGTGAGCGGAAACAGCTCTGGAGGGATCGCAGACAACGGTACAGGCACCAACAAAATTGTTGGCCAAAACGTCGGTTAGCGTAAGGCTCTCTTCCGCTCGCGCGGACCACCAAGCACGTGCGGGGCTCGGCGGCTCGGCCAACGCGGGCAGGGCCAGCAAGCATGCAAAGAGTAGGAGAGGGTGCGGCCTCACCGCGACGCGCCCGAGGCGCGCGCCCGCAGGATCTCAACGGGGCCGCTGCCGCTAGATCGTCGCATTCGTCTTTACGCAGGTGACGGTCCACCAGGCGCCGGGTGCCAGGGGCTGCTCGCGGTCTTCGTGCACCTGGCTCCCGAGCCAGGACGGCGTGCGAAGGATGGTGATGGGCTCGGCGAAAAATTCAGTTTGGCTCGTGCGGTCATTGTCCTGGTGAGCCACGTTCAAATTGGCCTGACGTCGAAGTACGCCTCGTCGGTGTCGCCGAGATCGCGGAAGCCCGCGGTCCTGGCCGCATCGAAGGCCTTAATCCAGCGCTTCGCCAACGCCACCTCATCTTTCGTGAGGTCGCTTTCTCCGGACTCACTGGCGTTCTGGAATGCGCGAAGTGCGGGCACCGCGTCGTCGCCAAGCAGCCGGTCGAGCTCGCGCCGGAAGCGCTGCCCTGCCACTTTGACGGCATCGGCTGCTGGATGTGGGTAGTCCGCGAGCCGCACGGTGTAGGTGACCCGATGCTCGGGCTCGAGGTCTTCGAAACGGAAGGGCGCATCTTCGTGCGGCGTTGGTTCTTGGGCGGCGACAGGCTGCGCCTGCGCCACATCTTGCGATAGAAAAAGTTCAGCTTGGGTCATGGTTCACATCCACAGCGTTCTGAAGCAGTTGCAGGGAGAGGGCGCCCGGCAGGCTATGGGTCTCGCAGTACCAGACCTGGTAGCACCACTGTCCTTCAACCAGTTCAATCCCGGCAAAGCTGATGGTGTCAGAGGCACAGGCGACGAATTCGGGGCGCCAGAGCAAGCCCAAAGGCGGCGCAACGTCGCCCGGTCTTGCCTGCCAAAGGCCGAGCTGCGGCCTTCCTTCCACGTCGCGTAGCGTCAGCATTCCGCACACCCACGGTTGATCCACAAACTCCCGCTTACTGAGTTGAGTGCCGCCGCGGTATCGCGGTTTCATCTTCACTCGCATGGCCGCCTCAAGCGTTGGTCCGTTGCTTCGGCAGCAGGCCGGGGATGCCGTGCATCACCGCACGAATGTGATCTCCCGCGTTCCGATCCCAGTCACCGTACTGGTCGCCGATCCTCGCGCACCGGCCGGACACCAGATCGGCGAACACCAGCAGCGTCGGTCGCAACGGCTCTCCCTCGGCGAGTTCACCGGCCCGCCGCGCCATCTCGGCGATTTCTTCTTCAATGGGAGGCTCAGGCATGACGCTTGTCTTCGCAGATCGCAGTTACTACTTTTATGCTGTACAAATATACAGTAGTTTGCCTAGAATGGACGCGTGGAAAACGTGCCCTCGACTGTCTGGATCGCCGCCTGCGCGCACCGGCTGCAGCAACAGTGGCATACCGTTGATCCGCTCGAACTGGAGGATGTCGCCCGCGATCTATGGCGCGACGAGCGTCTGCGAGCACTGCCTCCCGAGGCTGCGGCAGTAGAGTGGCTGAGGCCAATTACCGAGTGACGTAGCGCATTCGGGACACAAGAATCGGCCCATGTGCACGCGTTACATCAGCCCCGAACAGCGCGAGATAGAAGCCTTCTGGAAGATCGACCGCACGTCCAACCAGCGCAAGGATTGGGAGAACCTGCTGACCGTGTTTCCGCTTTCGCTGGCCAGCTTCATCCGGCGGGCCGATGACGTGGAGTACGCCCGCGAGCTCGCGGTCGGGCAATGGGGAATGATCCCGCCCTGGTCGAAAACAAGCATCCCGCTTACCGCACGGGGCACACGCCTGAGCACGGTCAACGCGCGCACCGAGGGCATGGAGAAATCGCCAACCTACAAGGAGGCCTGGTCCCGCGGCAAGCGCTGCATCATTCCGGCGGCCAGCTTCGACGAGCCGAACTGGGAGACTGGCAAGAACGTCTGGTGGCGATTCCGCCGTGCGGATGGTGCACCTTGGGGCCTGGCGGGACTATGGAATACCTGGACCGACAACGAAACCGGCGAGGTCTGGGACAACTACACGATGCTGACGCTAAACGCGGACGGCCACCCGCTGATGGGTCGGATGCACAAGCCCGATCCCAAGCTGCCACCCGATCGGCAAGACAAGCGCAGCGTCATCCCGCTCGAGGTGCACGAGTTCGACCTTTGGCTGGCCGGCACCATCGAAGAGGCGAAGAAATTGTTGAAGCTAGCGCCCATCGAAGCGTTCGACGCCGGGCCGATCGCGGCTTAG